CAGCAAGATCAAATTTAGTAAAAGATCCTTGTATTGCGTTTGTTGCTCCGTAAAAAAAACAAGAATCATCAGTTGACCAAGTATAAAGCCTATTTTTATGAACATTGCAACCGTCTAATTCTGTTGCCGTTAATCCTGTACCATTTATAGTTGAATTACTTAAACTAGTGCCATTATATACTTGAGGAGTATTCACTCCATTAAATAATAATAAATTGCCATTCATGCTTACTGTTTGCCATCTGGCATTTGCAAATCCTGATCCTAAGTTAGTTATTGAGGAGGGGTTTGTGACATCGTTTATTTCATCTGAATTTGCACAAATAAATTTCTTAATTGTACCATCTCTTAATTCTGCTAAAGTTTCTACATCACCGTTTAATCCTGTTGCGTATTCTGAATATCCTTTTCTTGTTACTAATTTACCTTGTGAAGGAAACCAATTTCTCATTTCTGGAGCGTCTGTAGCTTCCATTTGTGATAAAGAATCTCTACTATTAAGACCACCAGTTGGTGCGGCAACATTAGTTCTTAATGCCTGCCCTACTCGTTCTTGTTGTAATCCTGGATATTGTCTTAATATTTCTAATACCATTAAATTGTTATGATTTCTGGATAACCAATTTTACCATTTCTTAATCTTGTTGCTTTGTGTCTGACGGTTTGCCTTCCTGCATTAATCGACATTCTTTCAGCTAGTGCTAAATTAGCTGTTCTTTGATCTTCTGCGTATGGTCTGCCTTGTACTTTTAACAAGTTCCAAGTTGCATCTAACTTTAATATATATTCATCTATTATAGGAATATCCGTATCAGCAAGCCAGCTAGGTTGAGCAGTTCCTCCACTACTTTTTACTAGATTACTGCTTACATATTCAAAGACATACCCATTTGTTGAGGTTGGTGTAGGGTATATTAAGATTTCATTACTTCTGACCCTGTAATACTCTAAAACTGCCCCAGATCCTACTGTACTATTTACCAACTCCCTCCAATCTTGAGGAGTGGTAGATCCAATCATTTCTCGCTTGGCAGTTGTATTCCAAAAAGAATTATTTACTATCCTGTCAAAATCGCTAGGTAAGTTATAATTATTTTGAGATGCAACCGCATTAAAACTGTATTCTTTTAACAACTCTTGCCAGTAATAAGATCTAGCAAGGTTGACTATTGATCTTTTAAGCACCTCCAAGACTTGAACGGCAACTGTTTGGTTGTTACCTACAATTGTTGTTGGTACTGTCGCAGACTTAGTCTGTTGCAGTACTTCTTGTGCGATACTTAAAAGTGTCATTATTTTTTATTTAAAAAGTTTCGTAAATCAATAAAAACTTGATAAGCCTTTGGAAATCTTTTTTTATCTTCTATAAAAAAACTATCTCCTAATTTATTAGTAAATTTTTGTTCTCCTGTAGGTCTTATTAATTTTGTATATTTATCATTATAATTATAAATAGATATATATTCTTTTACAATTTCGTTATTATTCTTTGTTTTTATTGATTTTTCAAAAAACGCTACATTCCATCCGTTTTCATTGATAAATTCTGCCTTATCTTTACTAACTATAGTTTCGCCTTTTTTTAACTCTCTTTTTGTCATATTTTTTTAATTAAGTTAGGGGTTTCTACTCCCCTAACAGGTTTTAGTTGTCTTTACCGTCTCTAACAAAAGGTCTTGCAATCTCTAATTCTGCTAAACCAGTCGATGGAGTGTCAATAGCAGAAGCTCCTTTGCAATTACTTATGTAATCACCAGCAACATCAGCATCATCAATAGTACCTGCTGTTGAGGTCAAATAGCAATCAGCATTATCAGCAAAAGAAGCTGCTACTTTACCAACTGCTTTACCGCTGATCTGATACCAACCATATTGGTTAGCTACATTAATAGATAATGCAAAAGCTACTGAACCGATTGCATTTGCAGAGGCTAAAGTTGTTGAATAATCATCAGGATTATATACAACTGCTGAACCAACGACCGTTGATGCAACACCTTTTAAATAAATAAACTCACCAATACCATAGTCAGTATCTGCTTTATCTACTGCTTTGATAATAGTTCCTAGAGGAAGATTTTTAACTGTTGAAGTTTCATCTATCTTTTGTGGATTTATTGTGTTTTCTATACTTTTAAAATTTGACATTATTTGAAATATTGCGAGGGGGATTACCCCCCTCTTGTTAATTAGTCTATCATTACACCATGTACTCTTGCATTATCAATAGTTAGGTTCATTAAGCCTGTCATTGGTAATACATAAACATCTTGGTTTACTGGTCTAGTTACCTCCCCTTTTTCCAAGAAGTCTCCTAAATGTTTTAACTTAATATGTTCAGAATTTAAGAAATACATATGATTAGCAGGACATTCTGGATCATAGTAAACATCAGCTCCTTTGTATTGTAATACATCGAAACCTGCGTCAGCTAATTTACTGCTAGCTACTCTTTGGATAGTCTGTAAAGAATCTTCATAAAATCCAAAGTTTATATCATCAGCAGTTATCAAATCAATCTGTTTACCAGCTTGAGCTTGACATCTTCTGTAAAGGCTATTCATTGCTTTTCGAATAGTTGTTGCATCTTTAGTTACTGACTCCACTGAAAAATCATAGATTTTGTTTCTAAAAAAAGCACCTTCAGTTGAAGCTCTATCGATACCGCCTACCGTTCCAGATGTTGGATCATCAGCAACTAGTAATTGCAAACCGCCAATTTCTTGACCACCTGTACCAGTGCCATCTGAATAAATAGCAGATCCTAGTATATTTTTAATTGAGCTTTCTAAGTTTTTAACTTTCTCCTCCATTAAATTTACAATTCTTTCTTTACCAGAGTTTTGTTTCATTTCCTTACCAGACATTGAAATAGTACCAGTAATGATTTTTTGTTCAAAATCTGCTGCGGTAATGACATCTTGGATAGTGGTGTCAAAAGTATCAAATTCACCCTGAAATTGTACTGTTCCATTTGAAGCATAAGTTAGATTTTCTCTAAAAGCTACACCACCAGATTCTTTAATTACATTTCCCTTTTCTTTTAGTCTTATAAATAAAGGGTGGAAATTTTCGATATTGTCAATAACTTCTTTTTTATAGTTATTTAATGTCGTTGTCAATATCTCCGAAATATTAGGATTAGTCATTTTTAAAATTTATTAAAATTATTATTAATAAATGTTTAAAGATTATGCAAAAAGTTCAGAAATAGCCTTAGAGTTTAACTCTTTGGCGGAAAGGTTTTTATTGCCACTGCCTACGCTAGGAGAATATTTTTTATTTTTCTTCACTTTCTCAAGAGCTTCTTTTTGTTTAATCTTCTCTTTTAAAAGTAATTCTTGCCTTTGCTCTCCTTCTAATTCATCATCAAGTAACACTGCTTTATTATATGCCTTTTCTAAGGTCATTGTGCCGTTTTGATCTGCTTGGAATAACAAAGACATATTCTTTCTAACTCTTTCAAAATAAGGATGTTTTAAACTTCCATCTTCATTTTGACTTTGTGCAAAGCTTGTTAATTCTTTTTGCACCGTTTGAGCTTGGCTTACCGCTTCCCGTTCCTTTAACTCTTGCAATTGTCTCTCAACATTTTCAAGTTGTTTTTTTTGCTTTAGCTCTTGCTCTGTTAGATATTCATCTTCATTTTCTGCAACAGGGTTATTTTGCTTCGAGGTTAGCTCCTCTATTTTTGCTCGCATTTCTGCCAACTCTTTCCTAGTATTCCCGAGTTCAAGACTTCTACGATCAAAATCTACTCTTCTTTTTTTGGTAGCTTCTACTGCTTCTTGTCTTAATTCAGGGTCTTTAATTTTTTTGACGAGTTCTTTTTCTTCCTTAGTCCAACCACTGGTTAATCTAATAAATTTAAGCTCCTCCTCTGGATCTTCTGATTCTTCGGTTGGTGCGTTTTCTGCATCAACTTCTGTATCATTATTTTCAATATTGTTTTCTTGAACAGTTTCTTGATTCTCAATTTCTTGAGTTTCGTTATTCTCTTCCAGAATTTCAGCTAATGAATGGCTGTTTTTTTCTAATGTATCTGACATAAAAATATTTAAAGATAATTATTTTAATAAGAATAGATTATGTAAAATTAATTGTCAAGGTTATGTAAAATTAATAATCTTTTATATGGCAATTATTAGCTTTTAAATGATCTAAATAACCGCCTTTTGTTGTGTAGACTCTTCCATCAACCTGACTTTCAATTCCTCCGTGCTTAGAAATATAGCCATCAATGGTCAAATCTTCTCCACAAGCGGGCATTTTTCTTTGTTTTGATGCTCCACTTCTTCCATAACCATCAAAAACCCATTCTTTTTTTCCGTCTATGATTTTTAAAATCTTTCTAGTCATTTTTTATATGCTTATATTTCTTGAGGGGGAGAAACCAAAAAACCACCTCTCTTTTGGAATAATTATATAATTAATGTTTTTAGTTTGGTCAAATTCTATAGCATGTATAGGATTATTTTTTAATTTTTTTCTTATTGACTTTTCTAAGTTTTTAAGTTTTTTATCCAATAATCTTAAATCCTCCTTTTGTTCTTTTGTGCAATTAGTCATTTCTTATTTGTTCGTTAAGTCGTTGTGTTCTTGATTCGATTATTTCTTCTGGTGATGGTGCTACTTTTTCTAAAACTTTTGCTTGACGATCTGCCGCCTTGTTTGCATCTTCAAAATCAATTTTATCTTCAAATTGTCTTTGGTTTTGCAAGACTCTAGCCTTTTCAATATCTATCTTTTGTTGTTCTAAATTAATTTTAGCTTTTTCACTTTCTACTTTAAATTGAAACTCTCTCTCTTGTCTTTCGTTTTCTGCTTGTGCCAAGACTTCCTCTTGTGAGGGTTGCTCCTCTTCTTTTGCCTCTTCTGGCTTAGATAGTAAAAACTCTTCCAGATTTCTACCTACTTTAAAAGGTCTTGCTATAAACCCTAAAAACTCGTTAAAAGCATCTGGCTGTAATATTCCAGCTTGCACCAAAGGGGTAAATTGACTTGCAAAGTTTGTTACACTGCTAACAAATTCAAATCTTTCGGTCTTTTCTCTTTGTTGGTCAACCTCAATAGTGCTGTCAGTTTCAATATCTATTGAAAAAGATCTTAAAACATCATCTTTTAATATTTCATCTATTTTTTTTACTTGGTCTATCTCCATTGCAAAACCTTTCAATTCGTTTTGTGCAATTTTCATAGTCTTATCAAATCCTTTTTTGGCTTGTTGTTTTAACAATTCTACTTGTTGTACTTTTTCTGCACCTGACAAATTTTCTGGCAAGTTGTTTACTGCTTCTTGTAATAGCATATTCTGGTTGTCTTGTGCTGTTTCTGCAATATCTTTTAAACTTACTATTTGGCAACCGGAAATTTTTGCCAACTCTTCTATTTTGTAGTTTTCGCAAATTAACTCTGCCATAATTTCTATAGTGTCCTTTATCATAATGGCATTAGCTTTCTGTAAAGGTTGGATTCTACTAATAGCAAAATCGCCCTTGAGTCTTTGTGCTGTTGCCGTCTCGCTCGCTATACTTACACCCCTAACAATATCAGATAATCCCGTAATTTCTCTTATATTATTAATAATTTGTGCTTTTTGTTGTGTTAAAATGGTTATAGTGTTAGCAATAGGGACTATATCTTTTATATAAATTTGATTTTTAATATCTACGGTTGCACCTCCAGACATAGGGGCAAAGTCCCCGTCTTCTCCATTAAATAAATTTTGAACATCTTCATTCTCTGCAACTGAATTATAAACGCCTGTATATTTTACTTGCTCCGTTAAAGATCTTATTCTTTCATCTAAAATATTTAATTCCTCAGCTTGTGATTTATACATCCTATACAAAGGTATAGGCAATAATGAACTAGGGTCGCTATCGGTGCCTACTGGTCTAGCTATAGGGAAGAAATTGCTTAAATTATAAGGGTTTTGATCTACTTGAATAATCTTTTCTTGTGTGTACCATAATAC